CTAAAGGGTTTTGTGTTTAGGATTCTTCGTCTTAGAACCTAAACCCTCACGTTTTTCAGCACCGACAGTTAATGCGTTGACCACCGATCTCGATCTCGACATTGCGGATGAGAATGTGTCCGATGTAGTTGACCCAACGAAAGCAGAAAGATTTATCAGCAGTGGTAGCGGTGGGGCACTCAACAAGGGGAAGAGTAACCTGAAGGTAAACACGGTTAATCAAATCACCATTACGAGAAATGGTGCAAGTAACACGTTTGCCGAAGTCAGCAGTTCCGTTAAAAGTTTGCTCAATGGATTCAATAGAGAAGTTGGTGTGACGGCGGTAAACAACCTTAAAGAAAGTAATTTGGGGGTTTCCAGTTAAGTAGACATCCTGGGCGCCATAGGCGACAAGTTGCATAAGTCCTCCAGACATTTATATTCTTAATAAAGAAAAAAATTTTTTCAGAAACGCATTTAATTTCTTAAAAAATAAATAAACTCTAAAGCTTTACTTATATTGTATCAAATATTTCGTATATTTCATACAATATTTTCAATAGATACAGTAAAACTATTTTTTCTTATTTTACAAGTATTTTCGCATAAAATTTAGGAATAATTCTATTTTTCCAATAATTCCTTGCGTATCAATTTTTTGATATATTCATTTTGTTCCGTTTCTCCAAAACTCATATATTTCTTAATTTTACTCTCATTTTTTATGATATTCAAAAAAACGCGGAAGTAATCTCCTAATATTTTCAGCAAAACTTCGCCCCAATATGTATCATCCCTTTCCACCTCATTTATCTTCATTGTCCCCCCACTATTCTGCAAAAATTCCACCAATTCCGCCTTTGGTAATCCATATACATTCAAATATGCCTGCACTTGTAGCCACTCATACTCCCTAACTTCATCAAATAATTTATAAATTCTATTCTTAATCTCAATAACAGTCCCGTCCATTTTCATCCCATCCAATCTACTAATAATCCACAATTCAGTGTCATCAATTTGCAGAATTTTCTTACTTCTCTGATCTATCTTTGTTATGACTTCTACATTGTATTTCTCTTTATAGAAATCCAATGCATTAATTTCCCGAATTGTTCCGAATCTCTTATTTGTGTACCCCTCCACAATCTTTCTAACCTCCTTCTTATCTTCTTCTCCCAAATCTTTTGCATTCTCCAATGTTTTTATTAAAACTTCGCGATCCTTCTGCATCATTTCAGGAGATTTATTATTATTACAGATAGTATCAATATCACTCAATAATTTTTTATTCTCAATTTTTTCACCAATTTTCTGTATCTTTTCACTATCTCCAATCGTTTTCCCTATTTTGTAATATTTTTCATAAAGAGAATTGAATATACGACTAGCTGGAATATGTGGATTCTTTCCAATAAATGCGGCAAGATTGCTACTATATAAAAATATTTTTTGATTTATTTTATTATTCATATATTATTCAAATCATTTTATATTTAAGTTCTCGATATCTAAATTTGATTCAATAAATTTTTTTAAATAATCATCTAAAAATACTTCTTTTGTATAATTCGCCTTTTCCAGAGATTTATTAAATTCAAATTTCCCTTCGCTCAACATTTTCACACTCCATCCCGTTTTTAATGCATTGTATATAAATATCATCTTCTGCAATTCCAATCCATCCATTTATTTAATTCTCTAAATTTTTTCATAAAAAATAACTTAAAAAAATATGAATATATACTTTTATGTTTAAACAGAAAAATAAAAAAATCATTCAATGTGATTCCAGAATAACTCTCGATGCTAAACATAATGAAATTATTAAAAATTTCAAAGAAGAACAAAAAAATATTAAAAAATATTATCTAGATCTCAAAACAGAAGAAGAAAAATTGGTAAATTTACAATTAAATAATAATGTTGCATTAAATCCAGATGATTTGACTATTATTTTTGTTATACAAAATAATATTGATTTATTAAAAGATAAAATACATAATATAGAAATGCAATCAAAAGAAACTGACTATTTTATTAAAACTGGGAATATTCTTTATGAATATTATAATGAGATGGATGATGTTGCGAAACATTGTGAAGATTCTCCACTTCTTAAAAAAAAAGAAAAAAAAGAAAAAAAGAAAGTTCAAGGATCTCAGGGATCTCAGGGATCTCAGGGATCTCAGGGAATAGAGAATGAGCCTAAGATTGGAGCTTTTTTTGGAATACCAACCCCAAAAGTAGAAGAACCAGAAGAAAATAATGAGGGAAAAAGAGTTTTAACAATCAATGATTTCGTACAAATGGGAACTAATATTGATAGAGCTTCTAAATTAGATGCATATCTTTCTAAAATAGATAAATCTTATGGGATTCGGGGAAAAGTTTCTTATAAAATTGACAATTGTAAGAAGTGTAAAATTATGTATAATAAAGATTATGAATTAATTGTGAATCATATTGAAGGATTCATGAGTTGTCTAAAATGTGGTCATATGGAATATGTCATTATTGAATCTGACAAGCCCAATTATAAAGATCCTCCCCCTGAGGCTACATATTTCGCATATAAACGCACCAACCATTTGAATGAAATATTAAATCAGATTCAAGCTAAAGAATCTACAGATATTCCAGATGAAGTCCTTGATGCAGTCAGGGAAGAAATCCGTAAAGAGCGGATCAAAGATTTGACGGAATTGACGAATAAGAAAATTAGGTATTATCTTAGGAAGCTGAATTTGAACAAATATTATGAGCATATCGCACATATTATTAATCGTTTAAATGGATTACCGCCTCCAATTATTACGAAGGATATCGAGGATAAAATAAGAATTATGTTTTCGGCTGTGAATAGTGCATGGGGCGAAATTCCGAAGAAACCGAAGAAGAACTTTTTAAATTACAACTACGTTTTATATAAATTCGTAGAATTATTGGACAGAGATGAATACAAAGTTTTATTCCCATTATTGAAGAGCCGAGACAAAATTGTTTCACATGATGTGGTTTGGAAGGAAATTTGTGAGAAATTGGGCTGGGAATTCTTACGGACCATCTAAGCGGGATAAGAATGATTTCAACTTATTTTGCTGCAAAAAGTATAATATTTATAAGGAAAACTCCAGGCTGGTTGTGTGAGAACCTTTCTGGTAAAAACCGTAGTGAACGAGTTTTTTTTCCAACAAATCAAACCATCTAGAAATACATTTTTCAACAAGGTCATTCTAAATACAACAAAATCCAGGATCCGCGTACAAGAATTACTCTGATCGATTTCACCCGATCAACTGCTAATTCGCAGTGTGTACTTGGTAGATCTAGATGAATTGATTTTTGGACAGCCCCAAATGCGAATGATACTATAAATCTAATTGTAACATTAGATCTAGAATCATAAACAGATGAGACGTGTGACCTGTATAATCCTTACCCTAAGGATCAGGACTGTCTCTCATTGGTCAGATGAGAGATAATAACTAAATAATTTGCTTTTATTTACCATCAATTTTTTTTTATAATTTTTATCTCTTTTCCGAAGATGATGAATGGCAGGAAAAAGTATCGAATTATGTTTAAAATTTTTATCTTAATTCGACACTTTTTGTGCAAAAGATAGATATGGTGCAACTATACGAGCAAGTCTTGTTAGAATGGCGGGTGAAATTGATTCAAAACAAACACTCATTTGCAACACAACAATTGAGTCAATATTTGCGTCGAAAATTTGAGGTCCTCCTGTTATCAACTCACGTTGCCAAAAATGAACTTCTGTGCGCTGTGACCTGAAGTCGAGTGGTAATCCGCAAAAATGAGGACCACTTAAATGACCATTGTAGTATTTTAGTTCATCTTTTGAATGTGTGCACTCAAGCTCAATAGTTGTCCCATCGTGATCAACAAAAAAAAGTTTCAAGTCTGGGTCATACTGCCAACCATAATCCAGAACAAACCAAGATTTTTTCAAAATTGCAACAACCGTCTTACCATTCAAAGTATAGACCGTCATTGTTGGTCCTTTCTTATCACAAAATTCGTGAAATTTTGAATTTGAAAAACCATGAAGCGCAGTGTTGTATAGCGGCTTGAATATTCCGGGCTTGAAATAGCCACGATTGAATATAGCTTCCAGAAACTGATGACGATGTAGAGGCTGAGAATTGTTCCACCATTTATTCATTTGGTAATGACCGGAGCACCCAGCATCATACAAATACTTACGCAGTAAGCGTTTTAGTGTTGTTTGCATCGCAGCTTTGTATTGCTTGCGATTGCTTGGAATAAATCCAGCAGGGAAGCGAAAAAAGCGGATGATGAAAAACACGTAAAAAAAAATCGGGATTGTGAAGCCAATTTCATTGCGAAGTTTTAGTGCCAAAAAATTGATTAGTCCCTGATTTACACGTTGATGGTGTTGATGGCGTTGAGGCATTTTATCTGCTGAAATTTTAAAAATTTAATCTAAAATAGCATCAATTTTTTATCTCATGGGGTCTCACTACCACGCTTTATAAGCAGTAAAAATGGCTGCCCTTCAAATTCCTGTGGAATAATAATATATTCCTTCTCATAAATTGGGATCTGATCTTTTGGTATTTTGGGGATATTCTCATACCAAAGCGTAGTTCTAACGAATGTAGATATTGGATATTGGATGAGATCATATTTCTTATAATATTCTATCCATGCATTATTCACATTCCTATTCAGAACAAACTCACATGTTATTTCACTAAATGGGAGACAGCATTTTTCATTGCTTAATAAATCTTTGCATCGAACCATTATATAATACTAATAGAATATTTTTATTTTTTCTGGGATGTTTGGAAGGGTGGGGGAGTAATTCCAGGCTTCGCTTGTAATATCAAATATGGAACTCCCTTAAATTCTCGGAAAAATATATTATAAAATTGTTCATAATATGGTATCTTATCTGCAGGTATTTTATCTATTGTATTATACCAATTTGCGCCAGTTGCAAAAAGGCGGAATTCCAATAAATCGTATATCGTATAATATTCTTTCCATGCATCATCTACATTTAATTTGGTTATTGCCCAGCATCTCTGGGGGGTATATCCCAGACAACGGGTAGTTGTTTCTGCTAAATTTGTATATTGAACCATAATATTATAATAGAAGATTATATTTTATCCCGTTGTTTTAGAAGGAGATAAGGAACTCCCTGAAATTCCTGACGCAATACTACATATTTAATTTCATAAATAGGAATCTCATCTTCTTTTATTTTTTTGATTGAATTATCAAAGTAATTTCCTGCGATTGGTACTTGTACAATGTCATGCACTTTGTAAAAATCTCTCTTATGCGAATTTAGATTACATTGCGTAATATTTTCGCAATAATTGCAATATTTAACCATGATATTTATAATATATTTTATTTCTGGTTATATCTTATATGAAAGAGGAAAAAGAAGAAAACCTTTTTAATAGTTCATTCAATGATCCAATTTATTATATTTTTAAAAATCAAGAATTTTATTATATCGTTCAATTTATCAGTAAATATCCTTTATCACTAAAAACGGAGTATTCATCTAAAAATTTGCCAGAAATTCTACAGAAGGGTGGCGAATTATCAAAAAAGAATGGGATATTATTTATAAATGACACAATTTTTTCCTAAATTATAATATGAAATATGATATTATAATTGTCGGATGTGGTATTTCCTCTTTGTATTATCTTTACTCGCTCCAAAAAATGAATTCTAATCTAAAAATTGCTATACTTGAAAAAAAATCATATGTAGGTGGTAGAATTCACTCAATTCCAATTGGAGACGATATTATTGATAGTG